GTAAAATCTATTGTTGCACTACTACTAGCTGTCTGTGTAGATATTAAATTTAATGCACCACCACTAATACTAGCTGGTAAAGATGTGATTGCTGATAAAGAATTGTTGTTAGCAAAATTAAGAGCCATTGATTAACTCCTATGTTATTCCGTAAAGTTTTAAAACACCTGATCCAATATTTCCACCACTAAACCTTAAAGAAACTGCTGTTGAAGCTGTGTTATTTTGTATTTCACCATGTGAATGATGTAATTGGTGATCATGATTATCTCTATGTTGTAAACTTATTGAAGCAACAATAGATGTGTGCATAGAAGTGTTTGGTGCATTATAAATAAATATTCTGCCATTAACTGACGGATCATTATTACCAGCTACTCCATGAGCAAAAACAATATTACTTGTATCACCATGCACATGGACATTTATAACACCTTCAGCTATTCCAGCTCTATGAACTTGCCATTGATAATTTGAATCAATTACACTTCCACCTTGTGTAAATCTTAGACCCATTTGAACATTATCACTTGTAGCAACGATATTTTCTAGTTCAACCATATAAGTATTATATGTGCTATCCATGCCTGATAAAGTTACAATAGATGTATTGCTAGTAATAGTTGATGAAGCAACTAAAGCATGAGTTCCACCACCTTTTATAAGTGAGTAGTCTATTCTTTTTAATACACCAGCATCACTAACTAAAAACTCATCTGTGTCTGCTGGTTCAGTAGCTAAAGCAGTTTGAGCTGATATAACATCTGTATTAAGTTTAGCACCTGTTACAGCATTAGCAGATATTTTAGCTGCTGTTACTGTGTCATCGCTAGGTACACCAAGATCAAGAACTGATCCTAGTATATGAACAAAGTCCACAACATCGTTAGTAACTAGATTTGCACTAAATACGATTGTAGAATTAACAATAGTAAATGAAGATCCTGGTTTTTGCAATATACCATTAACTGAACATAAGACATGATTGGCAGTCTCAGGTGTTACAGCTACAGAGTTTACTGTTAAGTTATAAGTTGCTTGACCATTAACTGTGCTAATAGCATCGCAGACTTGAAAGTTTCCTATTGTTGGTTGTTTACCTATATACATATTATGCTACTCCGTAAATTTTAAATACACCTGATGAAATATTACCTGAACTCATGTCAAATCTAATTGCATTTAATGCATCTGTTTTTTTATATTGTCCAGCAAGTACAAAATGGTCAGCAGCTTGATCAGGTTTAGTGTACATAGTTTGACCGAACCATTGTTTAAAGTTATCTGTTCCTAATATATCAAAAAAAGTTATCTGTCCTGAACTGCTTTCACCAGCAGCACCACCCATATTATTTGGAGCTATAATAAATGAAGTGTTACTATTGCCTTGTTGTTGTATAAACGAACCACTATTTGTGGCTAATCCAAAACCAGCTTCTTGGTGGTCATTATCATTTTTAAAACTTGAACCGTTATCAGTTGAAATTTTTAAAAGGTATTGTACATTGTCAGAAGCTGAGTGTACATTTGACCAAGTAAATAAATAATCTTTATAAGTAGATGTAATATAAGTATTATCAAATGTCACATTAGCCACATCACTTGCTGTTATTGTGTGTAACAAAGCACTTCTTCCACCACCTTTAATTAAACTATAATCAATTCTTTTAATTACTCCAGCATCCGATACTAGAAATTCATCTGTATCAGCTGGTGCTGTCGCTAGTGCTGTCTGTGCAGAAATAACATCTGTATTTACCTTTGCTCCTGTTACAGCTGTGTTAGCTAAATCAGCAGTAGAGATAATACCATCAGCAATATCGCTTGATGTTAATGGTGCATCTGTTGGTTTTTTACCTATGTAACCCATGTGTTTTAACTCCTAATTATTATGTGATTTCCATTACTGATAATGTGCCTGAAATCTTATCAGCTACTGAACAATCTATTTGAATTTTGTCTCCAGCTTCTAAAATTACTTTAGAACCTGATAAAACTTCTAATGAGCTTCCTGTTGGAATAGTTACATCTTTAACTAAGAATGATGTACCATTATCAACATTGTTTGCTCCACCTCTATTTGATGTTGTACTAACGTGTTCTACTTCAGCTGTTACTGCTGATGTATGAATGTTAGCTAATACAAGACCAAGAACTACTGTAGTTGTACTTCCAGCTGTTGTATACATCACATAAGGTGTTCCAGCTGATGCTGGTTCTGCTGCGAAGTTGATTGCCTTAAACGTATTTGCCATTTGTTTCTCCTATTTATATATTTATCCTAAAGCTATTGCAAGTGCTGTTGGATCATCTATGTTTGCTTGTACTAAAGTTATTACTCTTGATAATGCTGCTTTTCTATTAGTTCCATTGGCACCATCATCTACAGCAATTAAATCAGATGTTGTTAAATCAGCTCCAATATCTGAAGCACCATCAATATTTAATGCTGTTAAAGATACTTTATTTGCTGTTCCAATTGTTCCTAATTTTGTGTCTGCAATACTATTAACTGCAATAGTTATAGTACCACTAGAAGTTACAGGTGTACTTCCTATTGTAAATTCAGAAGCTCCTGCATCAGCTAATCCTACTGATGTAACAGTACCATTATTTTGAGGTGTAACTTGTGAAAATGAAATTGAGTCTGATCCTAATGATGCATTACTATTTGTTGTACATAAAAAGAATTTATTATCATTAGCTGATCCTTGATTAACAATAACCATTTGACCTGATAATTCATCTATTGAATCATATTCTGTAGATCTACCTGCTGTTCCACTAGATACAACAGTATAAATACCATTTTGACTAGCAGTAGATTGATCTTTAAGTAATACTTGATCACCTGTTGCAAGTGTAACACCATCAACTGTATCTCCATTTTGAAGATCAGAAGCTAAATCTAAGTTTCCTGTTGATGCTGCTTCTACTACTACTCTTGTTCTAAGACCTGCTACTGCATCATTAACATATGCTGTTGTAGCTTTAGTATCCATTTGAGTTTGTATAGCTGAGCTAACACCATCTAAATATCCTAATTCTGTTGAAGTAACGTCAGATACTGCAATCTTTTGTGAACCATTAGATATAACAGCTCTATTAGCTGTTAAAGATTCTGTATCTATTGTAGTTGCTGATCCAGTTATTGTAGCCTGTTTAGCATCTAACTGAGTTTGAATTGCTGAACTAACTCCGTCAAGATAACCTAACTCTGTAGATGTTACATCTGATACTGCTACCTTACCTGATCCATTAGATACTACAGCACGACTTGCTGTTAAATTAGCATCATCAATAGTTGTAGCTGCACCTGTAATAGTAGCTTGTTTAGAGTCTATCTGTGTTTGTATAGCAGATGATACTCCATCTAAATAACCTAGTTCAGTATCTGTAACATCTGAAACAGCTACTTTTTGAGAACTATTTGAAATTAAAGCTCTACTTGCAGTTAAAGACTCTGTGTCAATTGTTGTAGCAGATCCTGTAATTGTTGCTTGTTTTGCATCTAATTGTGTTTGTAATGCACTTGTAACACCATTAAGATAATTAAATTCTGCATTAGATACTACACCAGTATTAATTCTTGCAGCATCTATACCAGTTGGAATAGACGCAGTTGTTAATGCAGCTAGATAAATAACTACTGCTTCATTAGATAAGTTTCCACTATCCCATGTAACATTAACTGTTGTATTTGTAGAAAAAGATGAACTAGCTATTGTTCCATAAATTGTTCCTGGAGTTGAAGCTACTGCTTTAATTCTTCGTCCAGCAGAATAAATTGACGTAACATTTGCACTAGCAATTGTAAAAGAAGTTGAACTTGCGTATGCTGCTGTATGTGTACCATCACCATCTCCGTAAATAACCCATTGTGAATCATTATACCATTCTCTAATTTCACCAGCTAATCCTCTAAATGTATTATTAATGTTAGAAGGCAACATACCTTCAGCTACACTAATACCACCTACTGTAGTGTTATTACTTGCTGTACTGCTATAATCTTTTATACCTGCCATATTTTTATGCTCCTATAAACCAAGAAAATGCTTTGTTATTTTCTATGTTTTTTTCGTTGATTAATGTATTAATTGCTTCTTCAATTTGTCGTTGGAAGAACTCTTGTGTTTCAAAACTATATCTTACGTTATCTATATCTGTTTTATCTGTCATTATCTGTTACCTGATTGAACTGCTGTTATGTCAATACCTTGACCATGATTAAACAATGTGCCACTTGGTACTTGAACATTAGCTCTAATATATCTTCCTGATTGTCTAACAGGATTTAAACCATTAGCATTCATAGTAGAAGAACTAGATTCTGTAGCTGTATCTGCAAGTTTGTTTCTTGTTTTAATTGTTACAGTTGCTTCTGCATCTATAATAGGTCTTACTCCTGTAATAGAAGCTCTACGTCCAGGAAAAGCTTCGAACTCTGATGTTTCTATTTCAGCTATATTTGCAGATCCTGAAAAGATTGCTGCTTTATAGTCTCCATCAATAGCTCCTAAAAACTTTTGTCCACCTGACCAAAAATCAGTATCTAATGCTATGTTAATATTCTCTAGGTTAGTAGATATAATATCCATTAACTCTACAGTATAAGCTCCTACAAATTGGTTGAATATAAAACTAGCATTTGTTTCTGCTATAGACCATTTTTTAGTAGCATAGTTATAAATAATAATTCTATCGCAAACACCTGTAGTATTGTTTAAGTTATTTACTGATGGATAAAGCCACATAGCAAGTTGATTAAAAGGATCAACAGCTGCTACTATTCTATCTAAATATGCTTTGTTAACATCAAGATCAAAAAATCTATTTACTTTTTCTGCACCTATTGAAACTACATTATCACCTTGTATTTCGTAAAATCCATCATCAGCATAAAAGAATACTCGTCTATTATCTTGTGCTACAGTCTTACCATATACAGCTCCTCTATTAGGAGATATTACAGATAATCTAAATACAGTTGCTCCACCAACATAATCCATACGAATAATTTGGTTTTGTCTAAATACATAGCCATATTCACCTGAAGTGATAGCTACAAT